TTTTCAATAATTTTTACGAAATTTTCGTTAAATGCTTCGCCATACCCTGTATAATTTCTTCCCACAAGGGTCACATCAGTTGATGTAGAATCTATGGCACCATCAATCAAATCTACTAGTAGAGTTCCGTCGGTTTTGTTAATTTTATAGCTCATTAAGAACCTCCTGTGTAGATAATAAACTCAACTGTTGTATATGGACTGGTATGATAATATGGTGTATTTTGTATATCATTCATTGATCCTGTCCTATCAATTCCTGTGCCTGTTGTTGTTCCTGTAATATTTTGAGAACTTGCACCTGTATCTGTGCCACCTGTTACGTTTGTTACTCCATAGTATTGCTCGCCATTATCGCCTTGCATACTATGTGTGTGATCTGGTAATTGGGCTTGTGTGATATTGTGAGATTCGCTACCACCTGTTAAACCTACTGTATTAGCAGCAGCATCATTCAAAACCCTGTTTCCGCTTGTAGCTGCACCTAAGTGTCCTAGTAAATGTCTACCTCTAAAATCAGGTAAAACAAAAAAGTCTGGCGTGCTCGGTGTTCCGTATAAATTACCTATAATAGCATATAAAGGTTCATAATCGCCGCCTCTAGCTAATTCTTGTCCGTGACATAACTCCCAACCAGTTGGTGCTATTGTTCCTGCATAGGGCATAATCATTCCCAACGCAAACACTGGAATAGTGCTGACAATTTGTGCTTGCGTCATTTTGCGCAAACCTTCTGAATTATACACTAAAAATTGATCTGTTGGTGCCACTGCTACTGAAATTGCAGTTTGATTTGTAAGGAAGTTTGGATCTATATTAAGTGTCCACTCTTTGGTTGTGCCGCCTACTTGTCCGTCAAATTGCACACTTCCTGTTGCAGTTACATCTCCGGCGCTGTTAAATTGGAATGTTGTAGGACTTGACAGTTTGCCTGCTGATTGAGCACTGCCGCTTACATTTCCTGTTACATTTCCTTCTAAATTTCCGTGAAAAGTATTTGCATATACATGTGCATATTTTAAATTAGGTAATCCAATACTATTGGCTAAATTTGTATAAGGTTGTATATTATTAGCATAAATTGAACCAGTGTTATTAGTATCATTTAGGTTGAAGTAAGCATCTCCGCCAACATTGATATCTTTAGAAATACCAACTCCGCCTGCGGTGTTAATTGCTCCGTCTGTTGTGTTACTACTATTCAACGTGCTAGTTGAAATAATCTTTGTTGCTTTTATATTTCCTGTTACATCAAGTGCTTCTTCAGGAGATGTGTTTAAAATTCCGTGTTTGCCGTCAGATGCAATATACAGAGATGTTTGATTTGCTCCGCTGTTATTTGTGTTAAAATTAATAGATCCGTCTGTAGCTTTGTTTCTGATTGTAATAGACGATCCGGTCACGCTGGCTGTTAATATGCCATTTTCGCCAATGGTTAATCCAGCATTGCTAGAGATTCGTTGTTCTTTTGTAAATCTATTTATTACATCTAATCTCGCAATATCTCCGTAGACTAAACTGTTATTACCACTAGCATCAACTAATGCTTCGGCTTTTTCACTTGTGCCGTAATATTTTGCTTTTGCACCACTAAATATTGATTCTGTTGGAATATTAACACCAGGCTTCATCACATAACCTGTAGGAAATCCTGTAACCTTGGCTTTTGGTGTAAATTCAACATAACTATAAACTGCAATAATATTATTGTTTACATAATTAATCAATACTGTGTGATTTGTATCAGTGCCAAGCAGTGTGCTTGTGCCAATGAGGGTTTCAATTTTTGCACCTGTTGCAGTAGACTCACTATAATCTGGACCAATTAAAACCCAGCCACTACCACTGTAAATGTATGCTTGTAAATTTGCTGTATCTACCCAGATGTCGCCAAGTATACTTGCACTTGCTTCTGGTTGTGAGGCTGCTTTTTTGATGCCGCCTGCTGCTACCCATGCTGCACCATCGTATACTTTCAGCTGATCAACGCCTGCGGTTGTATCATACCAAAGTTGTCCTTCTACAGGACTACTAGGTGCAGTAGTATTTGCAAAATTTTCTAAAAGATGCAAAAAGTTTTCATTGATATAAGCACCATAACCAGACAGATTCTGCCCTACTAATTTTAAACTTGTATCTGTAGAATTTAGGCCATTTTCTTCAACTGTGAGAGAACCTTTATTAATTAAATCTGTAAAGTTTATGGTATAGTCTGCCATGATTACCCCTCAATTCCGCTTAAACTTTGAATTCTTACAGTATAATCTACTTGTATCAAACGGTTTAAACTTTTTTGCACTGGATGGAATATAACATGTGTAATCAATCTTCCAGTTCCGCTTGCACTATAACTACGTAAACCCAATTCATCAAATACATATAAACTGTCATTGCTGCCAGCAGTATCAAACGCATCTTGTCCTGAAGGTTCTCCGTAGTCTAACAAGCATCTAACTAATATATCAGTATAATTTGTCCCACTAACATGTCTAATTTCAGTTTTGTTTCTCGCTGGATCAGTGTTGTTAACACTGCGTTCATCAACTACTTTTGTAAATGTTTGATTATACAAACTGCTGTTTGTGCCTGTGCTGTTTGGTGTTAAGTATGTCACAATACCTGTTGGATCAACACTGGTTCCACCGTTGCCAAAACTCATTTCATAAACAAAGCCTTCGCCTTGGTTAGCAAGACTTTCTGCTAATGCAATACTCATATTTTCATAATGAATAGCATTGCGTTTGTTCACATAAATTTCGCCGCTATCAGGGTCAGAAATTTTTATGTGTCCTTCAACATGTATTCCATTTAGATCATTAAACTGTGTCATCTTTTTTACCTTATACTGTATTTATTTAGGTAGCTCAATTGTTGCTCCGCGAATAAATTTTGCTATTGGTGAAGAACTGGTTCTAAGTGTTTCATTTGGTTGAATCCATCTTCTTCCAGTTCTTTTCACTACTCTTATTTCTGTGTTTACAGCAGGAGTTGTAGTAAAGTTTATACGTTTTTCTCCTGATACATCTACTACTGTAAACTCTTGTGCTTTAACTTGATCGCCTTCGGTGCTGTCTTGTGCTATAGTGTTGTTGTAAACATTAACATCAACTTTACTTAACTTTTTACCACCAACAAACACCTCAATTTCGTTTATGTTATCAAATGTAAATCCAAGATCTACAATTTGACTCGAACCATCTGCAAAATCTCTATATACATCATATGTGTCTTGGTAGTCAATTGTTTCTCCTGGACCTTGACCAAATGCTCTATCGCCTGCTTTGTGCAAACTCTTAACACCTGTTCCTAATGTTCCTCTGCGCAATTGAGATAATGTATTTCCTTGGACTGAAAAATATTCAATACGTTCGCCATCAATCCAAAGTATACCTGGCAGGTTTTTAAGTGTGTTTGGTTTCTGTATTCCAGTTGCATCATCAAGTAGAATAGAGTTGTCATATACTTGCAAATCTTTTGCTAATACGTAAGAGTTTTCTTGGTTTAACCGCTTGTAATGTGTTCTACCAAGCATGTCTCTAAATATTCTAAAACCAAAACGCTTACCTGATACTGCATTAGTCCAATGTAAAACTTGTATTTTATCATTAGCAGCAGGAATTTCGTTTAATCTTACTGCATCAAGTTCTTCCATTACTTCGTAATCAATCAAAGGACGTAGTAATTTTTTATTTTTTACTACCCATACATATTGCGCTCCAGCTGCTTGACTATCAAGTTCGACAATACCACTTGTTAATAAATTACGTCTGGTATATTCAGAAGTAAATTCATTTACTACAGTGTCAGTTAAAACGTCATAACTGTATCTTCTAAATTTGTTAACATCATGATTACTAAAATGCATTACTCTATAAGTTGTAAATGCCCCATTGTATTTGTCTGGATCTATACTTATACTGTCGCTTTCTATAAATTCTATATTTGCAATTTTCATTTGCGTAGAATCGTTTGTTACCCAAAAATCTTCGTCTGCAACAAATTCATCTCTAATTTGTCTTGCCATTCCTTCAACAACAACTACGTTATTTGATACTGATTTTACAATCGGATTAAAAACAGTAGAAGAGGCTGTGCTAACTAATTTTAACGGCTGGCCTACTGTTACTAACGGCTCCATATTAATTGTTGTGCTACCATCTACCTCTGTAAATTCTATTTGTGTATCAATAAAGTAATAATCTGCATTATTGATTACATAGATATCTAGTTTTGTTCCTGCTGGTGCTATGGTATTTGACAATATTGTAATTCTTGCACTTGTTTGATCCCATGTCCAATATTGTCTGTCAACTCTTACATCGTCTGCATATACTAAAATGTCACGACTATTAATTTGTGTCAAGTCTGAAAATGCCCAGCTATCTAAATCGTATACTCTATCAGTTGTTGTAGTATATCTGATACTGTAACCAGGATCTAATATTTCATCGTCACCAAAAACGATCAAATTATGACCTAAAGGTTTTACATTAAATGGTGTAGGCGTATTGGTAAAGTTCCAATAATTTCCTAATGTTTGATTCCATGTTATATCTTGGTATACTAGGCTATAACTTACAATATTTGTATCATACACAGCATATTGTATAATGTTATTTTCTCCAAGTCTCACACGACCGCCTGGAAATTCGATTGTAATTTTGTTTGCTGCTTCTGTTGTGCTATCGCTAATGTTTAAGAAATAGTCGCTACCTTCTGTTGCAACACGGCCGTTCATAACAACAATTGCACTAGCATCACTGCTGAAGTCAGCTGCTGTTACAAATCTCCAATTTTCGCCAACTGGTTGATTTGCAATATCATAAGAGTTGAGTTGTATTGTTTTAGAATCAATTAAATTGTTACCGTTGGATCCAAATGTCATAACAGTAATACTATCGCCAGCTTCTATATTTTCATCGCTATCAATAAACACTGCATTTAAATCATAATCTGAATAAAATACATCTTCTCTTAAAACTTTTTGATTAACCATTACAACAACATTTGTTTCTCCAAATGGTTTTTCAGGAAACTCAAACTCTCTTGTAGATCCATCATAGATATAATTAGCAACAGCAATGTTTGCTAATCCGTTATTAGGTCTTGTATATACTTGTAAATCAAGTGTATCTGTAACTGTGCCAGGAACAAGTTCTTCAGGACCTTTGCTGTTGGTTGCTGAAAAGAATTCATCGCCGTCTACTACAATTTCTCCACTTGGTATGCCTGTGGCAGTAGTTTTATCAAGAGCGCCGCCTGACAAACTGGTGTCAAAATTTGTGCTTACAGGAGATAGAGATCCGTCACTTTCTTCTTTTCTAATAATTACTTCATCGCCATCTGTTGTAGTAAATATACCTTGTATATCTATTTCAATTTGCTCACCGTCGCCTACAATTGTAGCCATTACAGCATTTTTGTTGGCTGTAGCAGTGCTGCCATCATATGCAGGGTCGTCTAACCTTACACCGTTTAGATATATGTTGTAATTTACTCCATTTTCTAGAGGTTTTGAAAGTGTGATTGTAGCAGTGCTACCATCTAATTTAATTACTTCGTCACTAAATGTGTTATCAAAAGTGTCCCAAGGCAAATCACTAAATCCGCCGGCGCCAAATCCTTGTTCATTACCAAAACCAAAACTATCGTATAATGCACCTTCGTATTCAACACCTTGCATTACTTGACTTAATTCTTTGCCAGGCATACCTGTAGTAGGATTGTATTCATACAACACTCTGTCGGCAGCATGAAGCAGACTGGTTGCTTTTTTGTAATTTACAACAATCACATCATCGATTGCAGGATCTTTTACAAAATTAATATACCCAAAATACCTATCATAACCTTTTGTAGTATCAAGATCATTGCCAACTTGATATTCGCTTTTCAACATCTCAACACCATTTACTGTGACACTAAATGTATCTGTCTTTACATTCATTGGCCACAACAATTGGAATTTTTGTTTTGCGCCTGTTCCTAAAAAGTTTTCTTTTTGGTCAATAGTCTCAAAATATTTTTTACCACTAACTCTGTCAAATTTTACAGTCATGTGTGTGCTTCTTACCAAAGGATTACCAATAATTACACTTGCTTTTACTGGATTACCGTCTGGATCTTGATTGCCACTTACTGTTACAGTAGGAGCAGATAACACTCTGTTGCCTTTTTTAAGTATTTCAATTGATTTAACTTTGCCTTTAGCAATATATGCTCTCGCAGTTGCTCCACTATTTCCACTAATAGTAACATCTGGTGTATTGTTAAACCCACTGCCTCCGTCTAAAACTTCAATACTAACTATTTCGTATGTATTGTTATCTACCCAATTTTTGTATGGATACGTAAAATATTTTTGCCACAAATCTGTAACTTCATTGTTTGAAAATTTAGCAACACTAGGAGTAATATTTCCTCCAATGTAGCTAGGTGGTAAATCAAAGTCAGATATCAAACTATTGGTAGGTTCAATTTTTTCGTATGAACTTATGTATTCTCTAACACTAGTTTTATAAGGCTTAACTTCGTTGATATAATCTTGATAATTTTCAAGATTGTCATTTTGATATGCAACTTTTTGTTCCAATTCTCCAACATTATGTTTTGCTCTTAAGAAACTTGATTTAAATACCCAATCAACATTTTCCTGTTCAGATAGTGCATATCTTACACTTGCAAAAAATAGTTTATTGTATTCTACAGCCAATTCGCCAATAAAAATATCAGTTTTAATAGCATTTAATATATTTCTTAATTCATTAACTGGTTCTCTATCATAAAATGCTATATCATATACACCAGCATCATAACCAGTAGTTTCTGTTGAATAATTATAAATTAAGCTAGACAATTGAATTGTGCCATTTTGTCTGCCTACAGTTTTGTAATTAATTGTATAATCTTCAGTGTCTTGGTTGTCTATTTTTTCTAACAGAAGCCAGCCGCCTGTTCCAATATTTTTTATTTTAACAACATCACCTATTGTATTATCTAATCCGAATAATTCATAACTAGATTCTATTGTTTGGTTAATTATTGTGTTTATTGAATAACCAGTAGCGTAATAATCAGCATAATTCCAATACTTGGTTGTATCAAAACTTTGGTTGTCTGTTCTATTCCATTCTCTAGAAGTAGGATTGTAAACATATATGCTCCAACGTCCGCCAATTGTTTCATCTGCGTTTACTAATACACTGAATTCTCTTACTTTTAAAATTGTGTTAGACGAATAATCAAAACCTTGTTCTTTAATTTCAACACTTGTAATTTGTCCATTACTGTTTATTGTTGCTTTAAATTCAGCATTTTTACCTGTGACATCATCAAATTCAATTTCAGGAGCAACTTTATATCCGTTGCCTGCATTATTAATAATTACGTCGGTGATTTTACCGTCAACAATCACAGGTGTTAAAACAGCTTGTGTCTTTTTTGCAGTTCCTACAAATTGTAAATCATTTACAGTATCAACTGCAACATCGTGTTTTCCTAAAGACAATAAAGGTGCTGGATCCACTAATAATAATTTGCTTATATTATAATTATCTACTATAATATTTTTCAAAAATACTGAGTTGACTCTATCAACAAATTGTTTTACAGCTTCTATTCTATTTACAAACATACTCTGTCTTGGAATATTTAACAATCCGTATTTTTTATCAACTTGTAAATTTCCATCTGGAACTGAGTTGCCTATGTTATCATATCCAATTAAACTATCAATCCATTTTTGTTCTATGTCTTTGCTTGGCATAGAAACATCTAAACCTTCTGTTAATAAATTATACTCGTAATGTATAGGCACATTCAAATCTACATCTTTTTCTTTTCTAAAATGTAGTATTGTATTTCGACCTTCAATTAAACTTGCAGTGTTATACATTGCAAATTTGTTATTTTCTAGTATACTAATAAATCTATAACCTGTTGAGGCAGGATCTCTGATTAAGTTAGTTACCGATTCACAACTTAAAATACGCCCTGGAACATTAGGAACAATTTGCGTATTTCTTACCCAGTAAAAATATTTTGTTATAAATCTTTTTCTAATAGCATCATAAACTTGCTTGCTACTAAACACTTCGCTACCGTATAGAGTAGTGCCAGTTACACCTCTTGCATAACCTTCAGTTGTGCCAGCTAAGTCGTCCCATTCACTTGGAAGTAAATCTGACGATACCCATTCACAAACTTGTATTTGTGCGTTAGGCAATAATTTATGGAACACACCTGCTCTATAATTGCTGTTACCTTGATAAGGATCAAACCAACTTGCTTTGCTAATATCCCACCATAGTTTTCCAACATATCTATCTGTCCAGTTTGAATATGCATCTACTGTAACATCTTGTTCGCCTGTGCTAAAAGAATATACTGCTGGATCATACCAAGTTTTAAATGTAGTTTCTTGTTCTGCTGGACCTGCAATTTTTCCTTGTCTTGGATCTATAACATCTAAACGTTGTATAATATCTTTTTTGTCATCGCTATACAAAAATACCTGTTGTAGTTCTTGTATTTTTGGTTTTGAAACTTGACTTGTTAAAATAGTCCAGCTATCTTTTCCTTTAGTAAAACTAAAATCAGCTAACAATCCTTGGTTAACACTATTTACATATTTAGAATTTCCTGTGGCTGGATTGTCTGCTTCAAGGGCAGTAATAGTTGGCATATTCAAATACAAATGATTTTGATTAAATTTAAAATCGTCAAGCACATGATTGGATGTATCTCTTTTATATGCTATATCTTCTCCGTAAACGTAGGTGTTGTTGATTAGTTGGAATACTACAATTCTGCCTGTATCTTGTATAGTTTTTGATATTCTTGTGTTACCATTGTCAAGTTTTAATTGATTGTTATCAAAACCTGTAACTTCAACTAAATCACTGTTTTTACCACAAATTGCAAGTTTATTACCGCTAAAATCAACTGCACTTCCGAATGCTTCATTTTTATCTTTATAAGGACTTCTAACATTTTGCGACAGAGTATACAAATCATCTGACTGCTGCTTATACAGGTATACTGTGCCAGCATCATTTGATATATCATCGTTGTATGGTGCTGCTACAGCAATACGATCACCGTCGTCATTGATAGCAAAGTCTACACCCCAGCTTTCTCTTTTTGTAGTATCTGCTTTTATTTCTTGTATATATTTCCATCTATCGACTGGTTTGTTATAAACACTAAGAGTTCTAACACTACTTACATCAGACTCAACAACAATTTTATCTCCATTGTCATTTACGTCAAATTTAATGCCAAAATTTGATTCGCCTGTATCAGAGTCACCGTCTAATTCTTGGTATCTATTAGGAATATATCCGGTGTGTTCTATATCTTGTGCTGCAATCCAACTATTTGTATCTGTAGGTAATTTATCATTAACAGGAGTTGTTAGAGGAATTCTTTCAACAAGTGCTTGATACAATGCACCTTGGTAGAAAACTATATCGTTTTCTCTATATTTTTCATTTACATCAAACACACCTTTGTAGCTTCTATTTCTCGTCCACTTCCATTCGTCGTCAAATTCAAAGAAATAAACACGACCTACGTCAATACCAGGAGCACTAACATACAATTGATGTATACCATTTATATTTTTTCTTAATTCTACTTGATAACCAAATTGTTCTTCTGCATTTGGATCAGGACTACACATAACTATGTCTAAGGTATACTCTCTTGTAGAATCATCAAACTTGTAAATATGAACAATACCTTGATTACTCAATCCTGATAAATTTCCTACACCAGCAGGAATATAATATGCTGGTTCCCAATCATTACTGTCGCTATCAGAAATAGTGCTACTATCGCTATAACTGTCATGCCAGTTGCTTACAGCTTGTTTGGCTCTCCATAGTGTGCCTCTGTCAACTACTATATCACCTTGGTCGTATGCTTCAGTTGGATCATAAGTGCCTTTAAATTGTGTTAACGCATTATCAGCTCGTGGTGCACCAACTGCAATAAATTTACTATCTGGTGAAATTGCAACACTTGCACCGTATCCAGAATTTATGTCAGCTTCTTGTTCTGGTTCAAAAATTGCTCCTGCAGAATATGTAAAACTTTCTGCATTTCTAATCAGTAAAGATACTTTGCCTATTCTTGTAGATGACGTGTCGGTGCTGTCACCTCTAACAAGTGTTGTGTTTCCAAAGTTAATGTCATATGATTCCGCTTTACGGTTAAGCTGTGACTCTAAATTTGCATATTCTTGTTGTAAACTAATTACACTGTTATTTTCGTATACACTGAAAATACCTTGTCCGTTATCGTCTACCCAAAGTCTGTCAGCTGCATCTTTTTGTATATCTTCAATATTTAAATTTAGTGTTTCAAAGTCAGCAAATCTTCTTGTTACAAATCTACTTAAACTTGCGCCGCCGGCTGCTGAAAAACTATCATCAGGATCTTCAAAAGAAATTTCAATTTCACTTGATCCTAAATCAAATGTAATGTCACTGCCTAATACTTCTGTTACTTTGTAAAATCCTTTTAAATTTGGAATACTAGAAAATATTCCTATAATATCGTCAACAGCAATATCGTCAACTTGTCTATCGCAATTTATTTTTACACCAGAATTACTCGACGCAAGTGTTAAATTTGTAAATCCTAGTATTTCTAAATCACTTTGACTGTGCTTTAAAACTGTCCAAGATTGTTTGTCAGTAGTTACCCAAATGTGTTTGCCAATTTCTAAGTTGTCAATATCTATATTCAAAATAGAATCTTTAGATGTTACAATAAATTCTACATCCTCTGACCTAACATATCCTGAATTTTTTGTAAATGTATCCGTATTAGATATTACACTTGTTAATGTATGATCGTAATCTTCTGGCGATTTGAAAACTTGATTTTTAGCAATTTCATAAACTAAGTCAGTTCTGCCAATTGTAATATTGTTATTAAGTTCAAATAACTGCGGTTCAATTCTGTATTTGCTTTCGTCAAGTTTGTATTCAATTTCTTGAATATTATCAATTGCTCCGTATTGTCCAGCTCTAATTGCCCATTCTTCGTATAGCTCAACACTGTCTTTATTAGAAGAACCTAAAGCATCAAACAACTTGGTCATAGCATTATTTGTGCCTTTTTCTTGTATAAATCCTTGATAAAATTTATATTGGCTCACATTATCGGTAATAATATTTTCTAAATATTGACGTTTTTGATAGCCAATTAAATGCTGTGCTAAACGTTGTTGTTCTGTGTCAAAATTATCTGTATCTAAATCATAAAAATCTGCAAACTGATTAACTTTATAATCCCAGTTTGGATAAATTTGCGATACAGGTTTTTCAGATAGTCTACGCCATTTTGTATTGTCAAATGTTTGTTTAGAACTATGATTTCCAAATGCACTATAATAAAATTCTTTGTATTTTACTACATCGCCTATACGATAATCTGTGTTTTCTCGCCAATCAACAATTTTTGCTTCATCATAAAAAAATCCTGGTATACTCAAACTACCAGTCCAATTATCTGTTCTATACCCTACAAGTTTGATACGTTCTTGTCTAAAGCCAGCTGCTTTATCAAAAATAACATCATTGAATACTGTTTGATTATCAATCAATACCTCATGTTCTTTTTGCACTAATGGTAATTTAATTAAGAATATACCTTCCGGTGTGCCAACAGGATTAATTGTAAATTTTGTATCTTTGTCTCTAAAAATATTTGTTAAACTACTGTCTATTGCATTGCCGTTTCCGTCTAATATAGATACATCGTAAAAATTATCATATACATTATCAATAGTAAAATTGTTTTTTGAAAATGTAACTCTGTTAGCAGCAGGACTAATGGCTAATACTGTATCATTGTCCCAGTTTTGTGTGGTAAAGAATAAAAACTCTTTTATTAGTAGCAGCATGTCTTCTACTTGCCCACTTTCAGGATTAATGTTTTCAAAGTTCCAACCGTCGTCTTTTAAGTATGCTTCATACCCTAACAGGAAGTCTACAACGTCTTGTTCTGTTTTGTAAATCTGTCCGTAAGGAACACTTGTAGCAGTTTTGTTGAATCTTCTTCTAATAACGCCGGTTTTACCTCCTTGAACAGGAAGCTCTGCTAACTTAGTAAAATTTTTATTTTCAAATTCATTAGAGCTTACATGAGAAACTTTTGCTCTATAAAATTCATTGTTGTATTTTACAACTGTGCCAATTGTGTATGTATTAGACTCGCTCCAGTTTAAGAATTTTTCGCTAATTCCTCCAACATTAATAGCACTATCACTTTGTGTTTCTATATAAGGATAAATTGTAAATGAAGGATTTTGATTGTCATAACCTTCTATAATATATCCACTATCGCTCACTGTAATCAAAATGCCACTAAGTGTTGCAACTTGTTGAACTGAAGAAGTATTTAAAAATATTTGATAATTTTCTTCTGGAACAAATACGCTGGTTTTATTCAACGGACTTCTGCTGTCAAGTAACAATTTCAATTTATTTTTTTCAGCAAAGCCGGCTAATTTTATGCTTAATTGATTGTCTAGCCTTTTTAAATCTGACTGATAAGAATCATAACTAGATGACACTGCCCATTTCACATAATTTGCTATGTAATTTATTAAACCAGCAGTAAAATGTTGTTTTGATTCATTGCCAGTGAGTGTGGGAAAAATTATATCTTTTGTTGTAATAGCTTGTCCAGTTTCATTGTAAACAAAATTGCCTGCCATATCTTTGATAATTCTACTTCTATCAAAACCTAATCCAAAAACTTCACATGGCTTACTTACAATCCAAGCCTTTAGTATAGCAAATCTATAATCACTGCTATTTCTAAATGCACTTTCGGTTGGTCCTTGATCTCCGTAAACAAAAGGCTCGCTTGTAGAAGGTAGATAAAATCCTTGTGCTATTCCGCTATCCAAAGGTGAACGTAAATTTCCATTTTCGTCAGTAGGAATAATAGACAATAAATTTGGACGTTTATACTTGTCTAATGTCTTTACAGATTTGCCAGGTTCTTTTACAAAACCGTCACGTAAATCTTGCCATAGCACTGTATTACTTAGAGTGTATGGCGCAGGACCATAAACATCTTGCCACCATGTAGGCTCAATTGAAAAACCTAGCATTTCCCAAGGATGTGTATGCGGACGGTCTGTATCATAGAACTGTTTAAAGATTGCACGCCACCCACCTGGTAATCTATTGCCATCTGCATCTGACATGCTTCTATAATTAAATGTAAAACTATTTTCGCCGCTCCAATTTGTATTTTCAGTATAATTTGGATTTCCAGCTGTGCTTAACCATGAACTAAAATCTTCAAGAATAAGGCTATCAATTGTTTCTCTACTAACACCTGTCTTTCTATTAAATCCACCTATAAAATCATGAATATCTAAATATTCAGTGTTATAAGATGTTTTAATATTGTTGTAAATTCTTTTTTCAAGATCTAATAATAGTTCATCTCTATAATCATCAAATCTTACAGTATAACTTCCATCATGTCCAACAATAACATCAACATTTCCATTAGCACCTGTAATTGTTTGGAACTCTGGTTTGTATAACGGATACAAACCTAATTTAGTTGGTGTAGGTGGAACATAGCACCCGTTTGTGTTTTCATATTCATATACAACTATGTCTTGTCCTATTGTTGGATTATAGTATTTTATAAATCCATTTTCAAAATCGTAATCTACACCTTGATATTTTTGTTCGCCGTTAACATAAACTAAAACTGCTTTGTTGCTGAGAGTTTTCAAATCAAAGTTTGTAAAACTTGTAGGCAAATATGCTGTTTCGTCATATTCTATTTCATGAATCGTTTCTGTAGTTGCATTCATCGGAATCATATCAGATGCAAAAAACGGCATACTTGATGTTTTGTCTTTGTTCAAAGTATTCATTATCAAGTCAACATGTTTTTTGGTATCTCCATGAAATCCAGTTTGGTTTGCTGTAAAAAGAAAGCTACTTTTAAATCTGCTGTATTCTTTCATAGCAAATTGAATAGATTTAATTATGTTTGCATCCTTATCTACCAAATGATATGCTGCTAAATTTACAGGTCCGCTGTGTTTCATAAACTGCGTTCCGTATTGAGTAATGTTTGGTAAATCTCTTAGGTTTGTATTTCCAGGTATACTACCTTGTGCTACTGGATGATAATTTTCAACAATACTGTTAACATGTTTGTTTACTTCACCGAGTGTAAATGTTGTAAGATTTTCATTTTGTGGATTGCTTTCTAAATTCTTTGGTATTTCATAATATCCATTAACGTTTTTGTTTGCAGAACTATAACATTTTAAAACTACAATACTTTCACTATCTAAATTATTAAAAAATCTTACTTGTTTGTATTTTACAGTGTTATCTAATGTGTAATCAACACCTTCAATTTTCTTTTTGTTGTTGACAAAAACTCTAACCACTAGATCATCGAGTAAATGACTATTATCAAATACATCTACAGGAAAATTATTTAATTGTCCGTTATATTGTCTAATAACAGGTTGTCTTGATTTAAAATATGTTTTTTCCCAGACGCTTTTCCATTTATAACTGCCGTCTTGGTTAAAGATTTTGAAGAAACCACTTGAAGTATTTTTTTCTACAATATTTTGAGAACTGTCTTGATAGGTAAATTTATCGGTGTGATAATTAAAATCAAAAACAATATCACCAAAATTGTTAATACTTTGGTATTTCAACGGAAATCCAAGTTCTACATCGTTAGAGCCGCTTCCTTTTGCATAAGAAAAAAGTTTTGTCCCTATAAAACTTGTTCCTACATACTGTGTAGTATCGCCATAACTATATGCATTTGAATCAAATAAATCAAAATGAGGTTGTTGATTTACAGATGTTTTTTCTTGAGCTTTATTCCATTTGTTATTTGCATAATGGAACATCTTTCCAGCATTAACATTACCTTGAGAAACTAATACAGTATCGCCTTCGTTTGGAATAGTATCTGCTTCTTCAATTAAAGTTATTTGTCTATTTTTTATTGTGCCTGTTCCAAAGTTAATAAATTTTACTTTATAAATTTTTCCTGCAACAAGTATGTCTTTGTCAGCTGTGAACAATAATCTCATGCCATCTGTGACTTCAACACCATCAATAATGTATCCACCTTTTCCTTCAATAGTGCTAAAAACATCAGTTGTAAACGTATCTATTAGATCAACATTATCTTTTGCAACAGCACCATGATTATATAATTTTAAACCAGATGTATACTCAATAATTGGACGCTTGGCTCTAGCTTCCTCGTCAATTTCTACAGGTAACCCTGCTTGGTTATAACTTTCTACAATAACATCCCTATGGAACCATCTGTTATATCTTGACCACGGGTTTTTATCTGGACTACCTCTGTTGATTGTGATATAATCTTTTTGTGCAACAAAAGCAGCAGCATCTTCATAAGGATATTCGTCAAAGCCAAATTCCTCGCCATCAAATGGAACATTTTTTACTGTTGTAAAAGGAACTGGAATTTCTAATTCTGTTTCTGGTATCAATCTAATAGAAGACCCAACTCCTTCAACAAAATAATTTCCTGTTGCATATTTTTTTGGAGTTACCTCGCCTACAAAAAAGATACGCTGACCATTTGATAAATTTCCACCAATTGGAGATTGATATGATTTTTTACCTATAATTTCATCTTCTACATTAATTTGAGAATTTTCATTTATGTTATAAAAGTTAAGCAATCCATTCATATTTGCATTGTTTTTACTTGCATAATATAAAAGTGGTGGAACTGTATCGTCTGGAGTAAATTCAATACGGCCGTTTTCAATCCATACATCGTCTGTTTCAATGTATGCACCGTCTTGATTTCTTTTGTATCTTTTGATATTTGTATTGTAAATTGTGCTGATATTTTCTGCATCAATTTCTAAAAGAGGATCATTATCTTGATATGCAATATTTGTTACAAAAGAAATAGGTTCACCTGGAGTGTTAATATCAAATTTATAAGTTTGACCTTTATATAATTTTAATGTTGGATTTTTTGTTATTCCATCTGGAGAAAAAACATAGCTTTGTGTTTGATCGTCGGTTCCCAACTCAACATTGTAAACACTGGTTATACCTCGTTGAGATCCACTAACAGCAACCGGAATTGGACCAAGTGGCAGCCAATAATATTCTCTAAAATTTGTAAACTTATCAAAATCAATGTGCGGATTCCAACTATAACTTGTTTGTGAATTTAGCACACTGTGATTGTTCACACTACCTTTATATGTTTTTATAACACCTAATAGATCTGTATATGAAGCATAAAAATTAACATTACCTAAATCATCTTTACTTACAATACTAGATTCAAACTGATAGTTTTCTCTATCTGTAGATACATCAGGTAAAAAAGTATCTGTAACCTTTGCTGTAGGAGAATTTCTTCTTCCTACATATGCATCTAATTTTTCGATTACACCTTCAGAAATCATTGAATCAATGGTTGACTGAACAAACTTATTGTTTGTATCTGTTCTAAAATACCTTGGTAACAAGTTTTTAGCTGATCTGTCTGAATCGCCAATTGGCAATGGATAATCAATACTTTCCATTAGTAACTGCTTCCTCCGCTATTAGAACTACTACTTGTTGTAGTCACAACTGTTTCTGATGAACTAGATACCGCTTGACTTGTATCGTTAACAGATGTTACAATTGCTCCACTTGCTTTTAGGCGTTCTGCTGTAATTGCTGTAATTATTTCAACATTATCTACTGTTGCACCACTTATAAATATTTCATCATTTTCAGACTTTACTTCAAATAAACTTCCAAAGCTATCTGTAGCACTGTTTGGAACTAAAACAATACTGTGTAAATCAGGTGCTAACGACTGCATAATATATGCACTAAGCTCACTCCAGTAAAATGTTTCTCCAAAATTCCAATTTTCTAAAGCAAAAAATTCTTCTATTGCTTCGATAATTTTACTTTTTACATCTTGATCGTTAACTACTCTGTCTGTGTTTTTTACAACTTTTAAAGTTGCTTGCAGACTTGGATTTGCTTTTGAACCAAACAAAACTTTAAACTTTACTGGATGATAAACAATTTCATCACTTATACTTTTTATTTTGTTTATTTCGCCGCCATAAGTTCTAAATAACTGATCACTACTCATTGGTAATGGCTCGGCAGCAAATGCTCCAGCAAGATACTGTCTATAACTTGTATCATATTGTTTTGTTAACAAATATGTATCCATTATATTGCTACTACTTGGATCAATTCTATTGTTTTCATCGCTTGCATGTAAATATTGAAATTTCAATCCTGCTCTACCCAAGTAACCTTTATAGTTAAAAATCAATTGTCTTGTTCTTGCTGTGCTGTTGACCTTGTAAAAAACGTTTGTTGAAGACACATAAAAAATAGGATCTCCTGGTGTTGTAACTGTTGCTTCTACTTCACTTGTTACTACTCTAATGTTTTCTGCGGCTGCATCTACATAATAGTAAAACTCATTATCGTTTGTAGATTTTTTAACAAAAACATATTTAGATTGTGACGAATTATTGTTAGCAGTGATATCTTCAAATATTTGAGGATTGTCTACTACACCGTCGTCGTCATTATCAAAAAATACAACTTCAACTTTTTTACTGTTTACGTATCCAATACCGTCTCTGTATTCAGCACTTACTGCCCAATCATAATCGACTGTGAACGGTGTTAATTGACCTGTGCTGGCAAGATTCTTGTTAATATTTAAAATGCTTATTTTGTCTCTTACAATTTCACCTGTTTTACTATCGTAAATCTTTTTAGTAGAATCATAAAAGAATCTTACTTCCTTGTCGCTTTCAAACACATATCGTAATGTCCTCGATGTGATTGTGTATTCAACTCCGTTGGTTTCAAATAAAACAAGCCAACTTCTATCTAAATTTTGCTGTGTAATGTCACCAGTTAACCCACTACTCCATTCTTGAGTAGTATTAACATTTTCTTGTGTCACTACTGCCCAACGTCTTGTGCTTGTGTTGTATCTTAGCGCAACAGTTCTGTATGCAAATATTTGATCTACTAAAACACTTTTTACATCATCAATTAAATCTCTAACAAACTTTGGTTTGATTTTATTTAAAATTGCTCCTGTAGGAATAATATCATTAAATGTAATACCACCTAGACCTGATGCAGACAGTTCATTACCGCCGTTATTCACAGCAACTACTTTTACCCATTTGTAACTACTAGATCCTGCGTGATCTGCTGCTCCTAACATCAATGTTCCATCAGGCATAAAATGCTGGCCTGTTGGCGCAGTAAATTTGACCAACGCTCCTGGTTCTAAATATCTAAATACACCTTCTGTAAAGCTGGAAACAGTATACTTGAATGCTGATGTATCGCTTGCATTTGAACTATCAACAATAAATCCAGTGCTTCTATTTGTATCCTTTGTAGTTTGTTGCCAAACTACGCTTAAATCACTATAATCTTGATCTGTAAACTTATCATAATAATAATTGCGCAAATTGTTATCTTCGAGTAGATTAGTAACAGTGTTGTTTATTACACCTTCAATATCAGTTTTTGTAACAAAACTAAAATTTGTTTTTTCTGTTTTATAATCTTTGTAAATAACTCCGTCGGTTCCAAACATATTTGTAGTGCTGTATTTTCCTGTGCTATCTCTTAAATCATAATATCTATTAATACCACTGCTGGTTCTGTTTACTGCTTTTGCTTTGATAATATCTTGACTTACACCCAACGGACCTAGGTTATAATCCTCACCTGTGATTAATCTGTTTTGAGTGTAGTATGTGCTAGGTGCATTGTCACGTATACTATCTGTTGATTCTGTGCTTGCGCCATTGGTAACTGGTTGCTTTAGGCTGCAAACTATTGATAAAGTTTCGTTGCGTCCAATACCAGAAGTATATGGAATACTGACTTTGATATTTTGTATATTATTTGCAAAAATAGTATAATCTAAATTTGCACTTGTTCTATAGTAAGCTCTAAAATTGCCTTTAGGTAAATTACCAAAAACACCATCGCTAAAAATTAAACTAATTCTATCATTTGTTCTAGTTAACACACTGAAAATATTTTTTATATTTTTTGCAATGCTATTATAAATTACATTATTACCTTCAACAGCATCAACTTTTGTCCAAGCAGTTTCCTCAACTCCTTGTGAATTTAAACTGTATAACCATACGTCACTGTTGTTTACATTTGTTGCATCTATTTCTACATTTTGATTAGGTGTGGGTAAACTTACCGAAAAGTCACCTCGTTGTAGTGTTCCTTGTCTAAAGTGTAGGAAAAATCCTGTGTTAGAACTACCTGCGCCTTGGCCGTTGTCTCTATATAACAAACTGAATTTGTTTCCTGTCAACGGCGCTTCTTCAATTATTTCACCATTGTCGATATCAGCACCAACAACTTCAAAATCTAAATTTGTGCCGTTAATAACTTTGTTAAAACTGAACACTGGAAATGCAGATTGTAAATTATTAAGTTTATATTTTTCTGTTGGAATACCATTGACAATGTCAGACTTACGAGGAGAACCAAACTGATTTTGATCAAGCATTGCTGCATTCATAATTTTAATAAATTGTTCATACCAATTACTATTTGTTTGATCATTCCATTTTACAGACTTACCCGAAATGTTGGTTCCTGTTGTGTCAACAATATTTTCTGTTGTCGTCACGCTGTCTATTTTGAGTAATCCGTTGGCAGTTTGATTTCTTGTTACATTATAACTAATAAGTCTTGCTAATCTTAAAACACTTTCTCTACGCTCTGCTAATTCAATAAAATTTTCTCTAGCATTTAGATCAACCCTAAAGCTAATATTTTGGCCAAGGAATGCAATTAAATCAATCAAAGATAGGTATTCAGAACTTTCAATATAATCATTAAAATCTTCTGGATAATTTTGTCTAATATAATTGATCATTGTTCTACGTAGATTGTCAAAATCATAGCTTTTGAAATCTGCGTATTTGAAACTTTGATAAATTTTTTGCCAATCTTCGGCTAATAATAATCGGTTTTGCCTATCTGTAGATGACATGTCTTTTTCCTTAGCTAATGTAATATTTATGAGATTTATAAACTACGCACATTAAAACTAAAGCTGGTTTTCGTTATCAAAACGAAGTGTTAAACGTTCACTTATATTATAATCTAAATAGGTCAAGTCTGCATAAACTTGAATACCTGATTCATACGCATCAACAATAATATTTTCGGCTTGCACTCTTGGATCATAATTCAATATTTGTGTTACATTATCTAATACAGCACGTTTTATTGGTTCAGTAAGAGGTTCAAATAAAACATCCCAAATTATACAACCAAATCTTGGATTTTCCAAACGCTCGCCTACTTTAATGTGAAAGTGATTTAAAATATCTTGCTTGATTAAATCTAAATTACGCAGTTGAAACGTTTTTTCGTTAGAAGAAACTGTGCTAAGTCCTTTATAACTTTTGTCAACTAAAACATTATTACTAGATTTAGGTGTTGTTATTTTTAAATTTTTATATAGATTCTTTTCTAACGTGCTCATAATGTATTTAACCTATCTTGTGCTTGTTTCGTATACACCAGTATCACTAGACGGCGGGCCGCTTGTATTTTGTTCTGACTGTATTGTTACCAGAGGTATATCAAACCCAGCTGGAATTTCCCAGTTTCTTCTAATTTGATTTAAGTATAATCCTGTGGTTTCTCTATTTACAATTCTAAAATTCGATAATGGATTTTTACCATTGCTTTGATTACCTCCAAACATTCTAATTCTGTTTGCAGCAGGATCAATACTATGCACAAACCCAACATGTCCATAACGTGATTCTTCTTTACGTGTAAGTACAACCAAATCGTATTTTCTAATTTTTGTAAAATCTCGCCAATCTACTGATTGTCCATATCGTAAATAACTTTGGCTACCCATACCAGGAACAATATGTTCTAATCCACATTTCCACAATACCCAGGTCACAAATGCTGCACACCATGGATTTGTTTTTGGTCCATCAACACTCATTCTGCCGCCGCCAGCAACTTCCCATGCTTCAGCAATATTTGGATTAGGAGGATTTCCTCTTTCTTTCCAATCTTGACTAGGAAACGCTTCTAATATTTGTTGCAAACTTGCAAATGCTGTGCCAGCAGGTGGCGGATTTTCTGGAGGTTGTACAGGTTGATAATTACCGCCAATATTAGGATCAAAATCTCCCACTCCTGTAAGAGCATCTGGCGGAGTGAAAACACTACTTTGTGTATTATCATCAAAAGGTAAAAAATATCTATCAATTTCGCCAGCTTCTAATGCTCTTGACGGAGACGGAACTGGATTACCTGGTATAACTATTTGACACATTATCCGTATACTCCTGTGTTTGGAACAGTGGCTTGTCCCAACTGTATATATTCATCAATGCTAGTGCCGTAAGCGTCTGTTCCTACCGCAGTTTCGTTGCGCCATTTTCTAACATCGTTGGGTCCTTTTAGATGCGCACCCATCAACAATCCAGCTATTAACTGTTTAGTGTCGCCTTCTCTAATACTACCATTAGCTTTGAGATATCTTACATTTGCATTAGTGTAAAGTATCATGCCTTTTTCTTGGCAATCTCCTTTGTTTGCCAACCAATCGTCGACATTATTTACTCCGTCTTTTCCTGTCCAATTATCTGGATTAAGTCTTAGTCTTGGACTGCCGCCTTGGACGCTTTTTCTAATGTAGCCGCCTTCTTTAAGTGCATAGCCACCAAACTGATATTTTCCTGCAAAACCAATGCTATTTGTGCAATTATAACGCAAACCGCTTTCTCTAAAGCCAATAGCATTAAGATAAGCAAGAGTTTCTGCCTCTGTGAATCCAGTTATTAAGCCTGCCGGAGGAGCCGACAATGGTCCATCGCTAGGACCATTGCATCCATATTGCGTGCCTGTTGTTCCAGCTGGCGGATAATCTTGTTGGAGTTGCGCTACTGCCACAT